GTGCAAATTTAATTGACGTTAGAGCCATTGTTTAGCTCCTATGATTTACTTAAATAATTCCAGCCACAAGTTGTATCGGTATAGACCAATGTAACTGACATTTTATTTGTGGTTAAATCTAAATCTTGGCCAAGATTTAATATGTTTTTTCCATTTCTACCGACTGTACATTTATTTGAGCCAAAATAATTTCTTACATCTATAATTGTTACAGTATCGCCGGCTTCTGGAGAAGCAGGTAAATTAACTGTTACCACAGCTGAAGTTGTATTTACAAAAATTTGATCTCCGGCCACGGCTGTAAAAGGACTATAAGTATTATCAATAGAATATACCCCATTTTTTAATACAATAACTTTAGTTTCACTTCCATCAGATCTACAAAGATTAACAGATTTATTAGCAAGTTGGGTAGTAGAACCCCCTGCAGTTAATACTCCTAAAGTATATTTATTAGTACCATTTCTGTTTGTTTGATCATCAATAAACCAAACTCTATTAGCTGTGTTTGGCATTGTTAAAGTTCTGTTAGCTGCTAAAGTGCCATATAATCTAAGGTAAACATTTTTACCATTAGAAGTAGCTCCATCTGTTAAAGCTAAAGTTACATCAGATGCCGCCATATCAATAGATGCATAGCCTGTAGCTGCTTGTTCTACAATTTGTAAGTTTGTATTAGTGATTCCACCCCATTGTCCGGCTTTCTCACCTGTTGTTATAAGTTCTAATTTTGTATTTGTACTATAAGTTGATGCCATAATTTTTTAACACTCGTCAATTGCTGTCCAGGTCATTGTTGCGCCTGGGATTATTTCACTCCACGTTATCGCAGATACTGTACCTGTAGACAAGGTAAAACTTGCCTTTGTAGGATCAACATTTGCGCTACCTGTTATACTAACAGTTCCTGAGGAAATTACAACCTGATTTCCGGTAGCTGCAATGGTTGCTCCAGCACTTACGGTAACCGTACCTGTGCCTAAAGTAACTTGAGAGCCGGTAGGGCTTAGATTAGCATCTCCAGAAATTGTTAAAGTACCAAGCCCTAAAACAACTTGACTTGGTGTAGGAATTTCTACAATAGAATCAGCTGTAATACCTGGATCTCCAATACTAATAGTTAACTGATTTTTAGTAGCTGAAATCGTTACACTATTGTCTGGGCCCGATGTAGAAAACGGTAATTCTGCAAATGAAGCAAATCCTAATAACATATATAATCCTTAAAAGGAGACAGTGGTGGTATGGTGGTACCCACTGCCTCCATTTAAGAACTATATCATCCTTTAAACCAAGATGGAAGACCTAAATGAGGACGTTTATCAAACAGGTTTTGATCTGCTTTTTTAGAAATTTGGTTATAATGTAGAAAGACTTGGGCACAATCATCTCCATCAAATGGTTCTCTCCAATGCTCTAATTCACATCCAGAGTAAATTAACATATCACCAGGTTTTAAATCTACTTTAACTCCTTTAGCATTGCTTTCTACTGTTATTTTTTTACCATCCGGAAGACCTACATTTTCATTAGGACTTAAATAAATAGGCCATTTATCTCCACCAAGATTTAAAGTAGTAGAGATCTCACAACTAAATCTATCTTTGTGTCTTTTTAAAATATCTCCTTTTTTATAAATCCTTGCAAATGAATACGTAGGGGTTAATTTTAATCCTGTGTGTTTTTCCATTGCTGGCTGAACCCAAGTTAATAAAGTTTCCATCGCTACATCTGCATAGTGAGAATATGTATTTGGAACTTGTTGATCATTCCAAACACCCCATTCTTCTGTAAATTGAGAAATATATCTTTCATCAAATAACTTTCTAGCTACTTTTCTTTTTAACATAAAATATTGAAACACAAATTTAGCGAGTTGTGGGCTAATTGCTTTTTTTAATACCGTATATTTATTCTTTTTAAAACTCATATTAATTTTACTCCTTCTTTTAGTGTTAAATCTCCCACTGTTTTATTAACCCATTCAGTTCTATCAAAATGAGTTGTTTGAGGAAGCTTCTTTTCGTACCATTTAGGCTCAGGTATTTTTTTTAAATTCCAAGCCCAATAAGATCCATCTTTAAAACGGCACACATACCCTGGAATTTTATCTCCACAGTTCTTAACTAAAAAATCATATTTTATTTTTTCTATTAAAGAACCATTAAAACGTTCTGGAGTATATGCTTCTCTATTTTTTAATTCCATAATGTAATTTTTATTATGAACATCAATAGGATTCATTGGATCATTGGTTTTATTAACCGGGTCTGATGAAAATACAGAACCATTTAATTCGTGAATCATTTGATCTTGTGTTTTATACCAGCCCATTATTTTTTTGGCATTGATGTTCGATTAGATATAGCTGATGGAACAGCTTGTATGTTCCAATGTATAAATCTAAAAGGTTCTACTCCCATATCTACAGGATATTGATGTGGAGTATAACCAGGAATAAGCACCATTGTTCCAGGTTGCACTCTGTAATGTATTGTATCACTTGCAAATGTAATTTTACTTTGATCTTTTTGTGGAAGTTTAGTCATCAGTGCTCCTGGTCTTGGGTCGTGTAAAACAGGCACTGAAGTTTTATCACTACACTTTAAAAAATAAAATCCTGAAACGTGTTGATTCCAATGAACGTGTGTGTCGTGATGACCACCACCTTTTTTACTAAATTCTTGAACCCAACATTCTGTAAAATGTAGACTATGATCACTTATATTAAACCCACACCAATCTAAAAATTCATAACTTCTTGCTCCACAAAAATCTACAAATTCTTTAGCTTTAGGATCGTTATTAAAAGACTCAGAATGATTCGATAAACCAAAATCATCTAGTTTAGCATTAAATAATTTGTCTCTTTCTTTAATGGTTTTAGACATTACAGTTTTTTTTGTTTTTTTTAAATATCCATCTGTTAACTTTAACATTGTTTTAAGAAACACAGATGCGTCTGCTGTCCAAACAGGTGTACTAAAATAAGCAGCACTATTAAATTTTATGTGATTATGACTTCCTTGCATATTATTTAAATGGATAACCTAGATTCCATATGACTAGACTATTCCTTTCTCCTTTGGTTACGGGTTTAACACGGTGCCATACAAAACTAGGAAATACTACTAGGCTACCTTTAGGTAATATTTCAGTACAAGTTCTAATATTAGGTTTTTTATCTGGATCTTCATTCCTAAAATCAAACTCTAACTCTCCACCTTTGTATTCTTTTGGATCTGTTAACGTTACCGTTACAGATAATTTTCTAATCTTTCCCTTCGTTGGACCTTCTTCCTTATAAGGTTTATCCCAACTATCACAATGCCAATCATAGTATTGGCCTTTTTTATAAATGGTAAACTGACAAGATTCTGACCAATCCCATTCAAAGTTCCAACCTGCATTTTTATTAGCCATACGAACATAGGGATGTATTTCTTTATAAATCCAAGTATCATTCATCCAAATAATATTAGAGTCTCTTTTCTTTTTTAAATCTTTTAATTCTTCTTTAGTTAATGGTTTTTTCTTTAAATCTCTATCTCTACCTAAACCACCTGTAATTGCTGTCACTTGTCTTTTTTTTTCTGCTTTACCATATTTTACAATCATATCACATATTCTAGAAGGAACTGCAGATTGAAAATACCAATAATAATTAAATATATTCATAAGTTGTAGTTAAAATTATATTCATTTGTTTAGATTTGTTTGGACTAATAAAATATTGATTGGTACTAGGAAACATAACAAAATTATTATTATTTAAAGGTATATGCCAAGTTCGTCCTTTTCTTCGATTATCGTCATATTCAACAATAACACCCGTAGAATCTTTTCCGACGTCCACCCCATAGATAAAGGTATAGTCGGCAGCATTTCTTAAATCCACAGGATCAACATTAGCCCTAGAAAAAGATTTTTGATTATAATCATAAACATTTCCCCAAGCTAATTTATGAATTAATGTTTTTTGATATTCAGCCTTGAAATGATCTCTAATATAATCTTGTAACCATTGAAAGGCTGGCGAAAATTCTAATTTATAATCAGAATACGCATAATCTTTAATATTATTACTTATTCTTTTTTCTTTTATAAAAGAATCTAAAATGCTATTTTTAATAACATCTCTTTTAATTTCAAAACCTTTAGGTGTTTTAATTTCACCCGAATAAAGGTCAATTTCTGATAATACTTTCTTTTGCATACCTATTAGGTATGTAGTTTAATTTACTAATAATGTCAAGATTATCTTGCTGTTTTATCCCAAGATTGGCCGGATTCATTCCACACATAAATATGTGTTTCTTTTTCATCATCAGATAATGCAGGAGCATCACCTATTGGTGATTTCCAACTAGCTGTAGGAACATCTAATACCCAACTCGCAAAAGGTTTTTTACTAATGAAAATATCATTATCTTCATCATAAGTCATACCTATACCAGCATAATTTCCTCTTAATGCTTTAGAGTTATCACCTGAATTATGTTTATTACCTATAGTATTATAAGATGTTTTTTTCCAAAGAGGCCAGTTGTGAATTCTTTCCAAAAACTGTCTTCCTACTTCTTCATCTTCAATACCATCAGCATTTAAGCAGTCACTATCATTCACAACGTGAACTCCAATAACTTTATTGTTTGCTCCTAATTTTGCGTAATGTGCCATAATGTTTCTCCTTATATTATACTTATTTTAAAAAGTAAATCCATAATTATTTACTGATATCTATATCTAATCATTACAATTCCAGAGCCACCAGCACCAATACACGGCGGGGTACTAGCTACACCACCAGCTCCTCCACCCATATTTGTACTTCCATTCTCTGAATTTACAACTGGTGCAGAAGGACCTGTTCCGCCATCTCCTCCACCTCCGGCGCCACCACAACCTCCTTGGTCAGGAGTAGAACCTACAGCTCCACCTCCGCCACCACCAGCAAAATATCTTGTATTAGAAACCGGTCCAGCCTCACCATAACTAGGCGCTGTTGGACCTATAAATCCATCAGGAATATACGAACCTACTCCTCCATCACCACCGCCACTTGGTGTACCATTACCACCTACTGCGCCTGCTCCGCCACCACCTCCGGCAGCTCTATGTGTTGGATTAGTACCAGGACCCATCGCACCTGTAGCTGATCCACCGTCGTTACCTTGAGGAGGACTAACTGGGGGAGTATTACCTGATCCACCTGCCGCACAGTTTGTTCCACCGCCTCCACCTGATCCACCATCTGCACCTGCTATACCTGAATATTGACCTCCACCTCCACCACCTGCTGAAGTGATTGTACTAAAAGTTGAAACACCTCCACTACAACCAACTCCATCACCTGCTGGAGCTAATCTTCTAGCTCCTCCACCTCCTACTGTAATAGTATAAGGGGATGCTGAAACTGTTACTCCCGCAGGAGCCACTAATGGACTACCTGCTGGACTTAATGCTGAAAAATATCTAAATCCACCCGCACCTGCACCGCCACCACAAGGTCCAGATAAACTTCCTCCACCGCCACCTGCTACAACTAAATATTCAACTACATTGTCGGCAGCGCAAGCTGCAGCGCCACTTACACAAAAAGTGCCACCACCTGTAAAAATATGAGTTTTATAATTTCCACAAGTTACAACAGCATTTCCACCTGTTGCAATTATATAAGCTGCACCTGTAACATCAGAGGTCGAATCTTGAACTGTTTTCCATCCTTGAGTACCATCAATGTAAACTAGTGTAACAGATTGACCTTTAGTATCTAATGTACCATCCTCAGCCACACCATTAATTTTTGATCCACCTCTTCCTACAGTAACCTTGTTAGAATTCCAAGTTGATTTATAATCTGCTAAAGAAACAATGTCTCCTGCGCTAGGGCTTGAGGGTAATGTAACCGTTATTACTCCACCACAAGTATTTACAAAATAACCTTTTCCTGAAACCGCTGTTAAAGGTGAAGTTTTTGCAGTAGTACACCAATCAACTGTTCCTGTACGACCAAAACCTGTCTGTGAAGCACACGCACCTAGAGCAATAGTATCCCCAGCTTCTCCTAGAGTTACTGTGGATCCTGATCTTGGTGCAATTGTATTTACCTTAATTTTACTCATTAAACAATTACCACCGTTCCTGTTATTGTTACTGTACCTGGTAAAGTAATAGGTCCTGCAAGAACTGCATTCTCTACTGTTTGAGTTCCATCAATCGTTGCCGCTTGATTAGGTATAAATTCATTAGGGCCATATTGCCCTCCTATATATTGGATTCCATTAATTACTGCCGTCATAATCTTTCCTACGAACTAATTGTATCGATGTAAGATAAAACAACGTCTAGTGAACTTGCCGTATCACTAACTGCTTCTAATACATCTCCATTAGCTAAAACAATCTTTGCGCCTCCTTGAATTAATTCAATAGATGAATTAGGTGGAATATTAACTCCTTTTGCTAAGAAGTAATCAGCTCCGCCTTTTGCAATTTTAACATCAATATTAATTGTTGAAGTTAAAATATTACAACATCTAATTCCTATTACTGCATCATAATCGCCTGCAGTTAAAATAGTAGTATCGCTTGTTCCGATTGTTCGCGTTAATGTGTTTCTAAAATCTTGTGCCATATCTTATCCTTATATCAGAGAGCTACCGCCATTGCTAGGGCAAATCCTGCTGACGC